CTGACTTTCCTAGTGTCTCCAGTAATAAAGAATATGCTTCTTGGTGTACTGCTTCCATAGCAGCATAACTTACTAACATCATTCTTATCTCTGGTACTTTAAATGTTGGGAGATAATGCTTTGCATATCCACAACATACATCTACATCGGCTTGTGTAAAAAACTTAAATATGTTATCTATAAGTTTTCTTTCGCCTTCTGATAGTTTTTGACTATAATCTTTGATATCATCTTGGAGTGCTACTTCTTCAGGTAGCCAATGCATTTGTTGTTGTTTTTTATAAAACTCAAATGCCCAAGGATAATCGAAAGGTTTATAATAATCTCTTTCTTCTAATAGTTTGCTCATTTATCCCTCGCAACTTAGACAATCTGATTGCTCAAAAATTATCTCTCTTTTAGCCTGAGAAGTAACATTGTCAGCTCTACTGATTGCTTCACTTCTTAGGTAATATAATGTTTTTAGGTTCTTTGCCCATGCTAACATATGAACATTATGCAAATCCCCTTTATTTACATCAGGCGGGAAGAATAGATTTACACTTTGAGACTGACAAATAAATTCTTGCCTCATACTAGCGTGTTCTACTACCCACGACTGATTAATTTCTACTGCTGTTTTGAATACATCTTTCTCCCACTCATCTAGAATATCTAAATGCTGAACACTTCCTTTGTTCGCAACTATACTAGACCATGTTTCATTATACAGTTCTGGAGTAACTTTTTCTTTGATGATTGCATCTAAGAATTTATTCTTTACTAAGTTACTTCCTGTTTTTGTTTTCTGTGTATAAGCATTGGCTCTATATGGCTCAATACTTGGACTTGTGTTACCACAAATAATACTAGAACTAGCGTTAGGAGCAATCGCTAATAGATGAGCATTTCTTACTGTGCAAGAATCATCATCAGGACAAGCACCTCTTTCTGCTGCTAGTTTTCTAGTTTCTTTGTCTGCAGCACCTTTTATGTGTGCAAACATTTCTAAATTTGTACCACCTGCCATTGCACTTTCAAAGGGTACTCCATTCTTTTGTAAGTACGCATGAAAGCCCATAGCGCCAAGCCCAATGCTTCTCTCCCTGTAAGCACTAAACTTAGCTTTTTCTAACTGTTCAGGTGCATTATTGATAAAATATTCTAATACATTATCCAACATTCTTACTAAGTCAGGAATAAATGCAGGAACTTCTTTCCACTCGTCGTAATACTCTAAGTTTACACTAGAAAGACAACATACTGCTGTTCTCTCTTCGTCAGTGGCAAGAGTAATTTCACTACATAAATTACTATGGTGTACTCTTAATCCTTTTCTTTTTTGAAAGTCTGGTAATTCATTATTTACCGCATCTTCAAACATAAGATAAGGCTCACCTGTTTCCATTCTATTTTGAAGAATCTTAACCCATAAAGCTCTAGCACTTACGGTTTTTACAACTCTTCCGGTATGAGGGTCAACAAGAGGCCAACTATCATCGAAATTATCAAGCTTGGTAGCACTATGTATGAGTTCCATGAAATCATCTGGTATAACAATAGCGTGATGAAGATTAAGGCACTTGCGATTAGTGTCTCCACCAGTTGGTTTACGAACATCTAAAAATTCCTCTATCTCGGGGTGTGACATATGTAGATACGATGCATAACTACCCCGTCTAGTTACTCCTTGGCTAAATGCCAACATTTCAGAATCTACAACTTTTACAAAAGGGATAACTCCAGTACTTTCTGAGCCTTTAGATGTTTTTGTTCCAGACGAACGAACATCACTCCAAGTACCACCAATACCCCCACCAAAAGATGATAGAAAAGCATTTTCTACAAAATGGTCTGTAATACCTTCTCTGCTATCATCTACATAATTTAAAAAACAACTTATAGGCAGTCCTCTTCGAGTACCACCATTGGACAATAAAGGAGTAGCGAACATAAACCATAAGTTACTTACATAGTCATATAATCTTTGTGCATGTGCATCATCATCTGCAAAAGCCATTGCAGCACGGGCAAAAGCTTCTTGTGGTGAAGTTTCATCACCTACCATATATCTATCTTTTAGAGTTGCATGTGCAAAATCATCTAAAAGTTTATCTTTACTAAAATCAATTTTTACTGACATAATCTTTTACTAATCCTATAATTTCTTGTGAATGACCTAAGACAGCTCCGTCTACGTCATAAGTTAAGTCCATGAGTTTTAAACCAATCTCTAGTCCTTCACTTCCGAACTCATTTAAGTTCTGAATGAATTTGTACTTTCCTTCCATTGGCAAACTCGCCATAATATCAAAGATATCTCCATACTGTTGTATAATCTGTGTGGCTCTCTTAGGCCCGATTCCATCAACACCAGGAACGTTATCTCCTTTATCTCCAGTTAAGCACTTATATGTTAAAAAGTACTCAGGGTCAAAGTCATAATGCTCGTCCCAGTTTAGGAGTGTTGTTTCTTTTCTAGTAACTGTAGAAAATCTACTTATGTTACTATCGACTAGTAAATCCCAGTCTCTGTCTGATGATATCATCCAAATCTCGTCGAGACCTAACTCTTGTCTGTTTTGACAGATAAGAGCTGCAATATCATCAGCTTCTACGCCCGCATATTTGAGCGTAAGATACCCCTTATACTTTAAAGTATTCATCGTTGTTCCAAACTCTTCTAGGAACTTTTTAAATTCTTCTTCTTCTTTAGGGGTTTGTTCAGCATATCGTTCTTTACGATTTGCTTTGTACTCTGGATAGATTTCTTTACGATAATTACTACCGCCATCGCCTAATACGACTATCTCTCCACAGTTATAGGACTTTGCCAAAGATTGTACAGTTCTTACATATTCATGTTCGAAGTCTGTAGTACCTTGGTGTTTCCATCGAAAAGCTAGATTGAGTCCATCAACAATCAACAAGTTCCCATTCGGGGTCGGCTTTCCATGGTTCATAAATTGTATCGCCATTTGTAAATTCCATTTCTTGAGTTTCTAAAAATTTTTCAGCTAACGTGATATAACACCCTAGCCAGTTTATGTACATATGTTTTTTGTAACATGGCTTTCTTGTCGTTGCCACGTACCATTGTGAGTGATTCTCTTTAAATATTAACAAGGGTTCTTGATTCATTTGTTCCGCTTGTTTTACTAATTTAGACCACCACTTTACAAAGGTATTGCTCTTTTGTGTAAATATTTTATGATTAAATGCCATATCACGATAGAACTTAATCTCTATTGTAAATAGATTCTTTTTATGTTCTACCATCAAGTCACCTTTAATCTTACCACTACCCGAGCCAGGTGTTTGTATAAAAGTTTGTCCTGTATATCTTTCTAACATGGCGGCAGCTTTTATTTCTGCGTCATGTCCTTTTCTTCTACCATTAACCAATTAACTTCTCCAGTTCTACATAGCCACCGATATGCTTATCGTCTACTAGTATTTGTGGAAATGTTCTAGCACCTGGAAACTTATCTCTAACGTCAGACGCAGAAAAATCTTTTCCAATCATTTTGTATGATACCTCTGTTACTTCATCTACATGGTCAGCTAAGAACTTAGCTTTCTTACAATAAGTACAGTTTGGTATGCTATAAATTTCTACTTTCATTTCTTCTCCATAAGACATATATTATAACACTTTTTTAAGTTCGTGTCAAGATATACTTTTGTGTTGCTATTCAAGATAACTAATATTATCCTCTTTTGTTATTTCAATTTTCTCTAGTAATGGGTGTGTCCAACCATGTGAAACCATATAAGTATTTAAAGTTTCTTCTTTTAATAATACTTCCACTACTTTTTCTTTTCCAACTTCATCTAAAGCTTGGTTTACTTCGTCAAGGAAAAGAACATTTATTTGACTTCTACTAATCGAAGTCATTAACTTTCTAATCGATACTAATGTTGCAATATTTACTCTAGCTAACTCGCCGCTAGAAAGAGCAAGAATGTCAATAATATTGCCATTATCTGAGACTTCCACATTTAATTTATCATTCTCCACTACAAAATTGATGGCGAATCTGCCATCGCTAAACTCTGCTAGATATTCGTTTGTAAGAATTTCTAACTCTTTTACCAGGGACTCTATCTTATATGCAAGAAGTCCGTTTGTTGAGAACGCTTTTTTAAGTGTTTCAAGTATCGCCAGTTTGCTTTCTGCACTCTTAAGTTTAGACTCGCTGATACTAAGGTCTGCCTCAAATTGTCCCGTTTGTTCAAGAATAATTCCAATTCTTGTGTTATGTCTTTCAATCTGTTCATTGTATGTAATTACCTCTTGAAGATTTTCCCTAGAGGTACTAATCTTTTCACGAAGCTCCATAATTTGTTCTTGGAGCTTGTCTGCATCGAGGACTTTTGTCGGGAGCTTTTTATCAATGTCCCTGTAGAGAGTCTCCCAAGTTTGGATTTCTTTTGTTGATTTCCTATGTATCTCATTCTTTTCTTCTGCCTCTTTCAATGCCTGCCTATCTTTAGCTGCTTGTTCATCTGTATAAGCTATTCTTTTACTATGTTCAGATATCATTTTGTTTACGAACTTGATATCAATTTCCCCTTCACAAGTGGGACACTCCATGTTTTCCATACCCGCTAGGGCTTCGTATTTCTTGAGCATTTGTTCTTCGTGCATCTTTTCAGCACGCCATGTCCCTAGACATTCTAATTTAAACTTAGTATCTATCAATTCTGGGTTTTCATTTAACAATCTTTTTGCTTCATGCAAATCTATTGATTCTAACTGTTCTTTACGATTTTCATTAAGATTTATATTTTTATTCTTTTCGGAGATATTTTCAAACTCTACTTGTAAAGAACGCAAAGATTCTTCGTCTTTTTCACAAATTTGTGGTAGAATTTTCTTTTCAAGTATGGAACTATCTTCGAGAATATTGTCTGTTAACCATTTTTGAATAGTTGCAATTTTGGCTTCCTCTGATACAACTGACCCTGATATTTCTCGCACAGCTTCTTTAAATACTTCAAAGTAAGAAACATAATCATCTAACTTTAGCAAGTCAATTAAGAACTTTTTACGGTTCGTATCCGTTGCTGTTAAGAACTGTAATGAAGCATTAGTATTCTGATACACTAATTGTGAAAACGTCTTAAAATCAATACCCAGTATTTCTCCGAGTGTTTTGTAAGTGTTTGATGCTGTGTGAGAACTTATATCCTCGCCATCTTTTGTTAACTTACATTTGAGGTTAGTACGCCTACTAACAGCAATACTATATAAGCTACTATCGACAGTAAAGTCGAGACTAATATCATAACCCTTGTTAACATATCTATTTGCTATATCCGCCTTTTTAACATTTTTGCTGTTCTTGTTAAATAACACTTCTTCCAAAATCAAAGGTATGGAAGATTTACCTACGCCGTTTGTTCCGACTAATTGGGTTAGAGTTGCATCTGATAAATTCAACTCATTTCCTTCTCCGTATGAGAAGCAATTATCCCACTTCAGCTTCTGAAGAATAATCATTAAATACTCCTATAATTTGTCTAGTTTTCTCATCATCAAGTGAAAGTATCTCTTGTAGATACTTGACTAACTCATCACTCATTGATAAGTCTCCGCTTAAATCTAATCGTGCATCAACTTCTCTACGTACTACTTTTTTATCAAGAAGGTCTGTATTTTTAACTTTTGCTAAATCTTGTACATCTCCTGTAACTTCGTATATTGTATGATGAAACTCTGTTTGTTCCATATCCGCTGGGTCTTCGATTGTTTTTCTTAATAACTGGGGCAAGTCAAATTCATGCCATGTCCAGCACCAGTCTTCATCAAAATGATGGGTATTAGTATCTATAACTAAGTACCCTGTTTTTACTATATTTCTATGAAATGATGTAGTCATAGGGCTTCCAGGGTACACAATATTTCTTTGAGTATTCTCGTGAGCATGTAAGTCTCCTGCAAAAACCGTTTTGTACTTATCAAATCTTTCTAAATCTACTTCAGGCATAACGTGAGGAGGTATCTCGCCCCTTACGTGAGTAAATAAGTAATCTGCATCTATCGTTTCTATACTTTTCTTTTTATGCAAATCTGCATAAGGTAAGATTGCCCAATCATCTTCATAGTATGTATCTGTAATAACTTGAACATGTGGGTTAAGTTGATTTGTTACTTTCTTTAAATTATCAAAGAAAGTCTTATTTTTTCTAGTGGCCTCATGGTTGCCATCATAGATAATTGTTCTTACTTTTTGTCTTTTTACAAAGTCAAAATATAAAGTAAGCTCGTCCATTGAAGGGACTCGGTCAAACAAGTCCCCTCCAATGATGTGAAGATTCACGTTATGTTCATCTATAGCTTCCTGTACTTGTTGAAAGAATAACTCATAGCGAGAGCAAGCCCACGCTACAGGTACATTTTTCTGTCCCAACTTAATATGCCAGTCTGCTGTAAATAAAATCATCCTAATAGTTCATCCCCAGGTGTCCATTCACACCCTGTTAATCCACCTGCTTTAATGCCTTGTAAAGTTCTAAGAACTTCATTAGCATTTCTGCCTGTGTCAAGTGCGTTAACACTTACATGTTGTATTATATCATTTCTGTCAATGATAAAAGTAGCTCTATAACATACTCCTGCTTCTTCGTGCACTATTCCTAGTTTAGAAGATAGTCCTAAGCCGCAGTCTGCCGCTAAGGAGTGTTGTATGTTTCCTATGAGTTCATTATCTTGTTTCCAAGCTAACTTACAGAACTCGTTATCGCCACTAATACCAATAACATTAGCTTCCTCTACTAACATATCCATTCCCGCAATTTCTGTTGGGCATATGAAAGTAAAGTCTTTTGGATAGAAGTATATAACTGTGTAATCTTTTTTCAAAGGTTCGTACTGTTCTGTGACAGATACTGTTACAAAGTTATTATCTTTGTCTACACCCTGCAGTGTAAAGGCAGGGAACTTCTCTCCAACGCCTATCATGATACGTCAAACTCGCTAGAAATATCTTCTGATACTTCACCTGCGTCATTGCCGTTAACTCTTCTTAATAGTTCAAGCTGAGCATCTGCTGTTGGTCTAACAAGAATTTCATCCATAGACTTAAGTCCTGAAATTAATTCTTTTTCCCAATCTTCCAATTCTCTTGGCTTACACTTAAGAACTGCTAACTGATATTCTACGTTGAATACCTGTGGACCAGTTTTCTTTCTTTTAAAATGAATGTCATAACCAGTAACTGGGTCTGTTGGGTCTCCCAACTCTTCCATTGCTACTATAACTTGGTCGAATAACTTTCTTTTTAGATTAAGAACTTTTATAGATTTATCGGCGTAGTCAATACACTGAACGGCATAACTCCATCCACATTTTAAATCAGGGTAAAAGTCTCGAACATGGTCATGTTCTACATTGTTGAATGTTTCAGAGTTTCTGTCAAAAGATAAGCACTCCATAGGAATGTTTTTGCCATTTTCTCCTTTAATCCAGTACACATATCTAGGAAGTAAGTCTCCTACCAGTCTTACGTGGTGGTCTTCTTTACCTGCGTAGTTATATGTTTCTATTTTGTTTTTTTGGGCTGAGCCCTTGGTTTGGTTGAATCCAATTGCCATTTTATTTCTCCATTGTCTCCTCAAACATAAAGGTAATCCGACCATCCTTTATATCAAGCAGTCTGTTATTTTTTATAATTTCGTCTGATATCGGTGATAACAAACAGTCTAGTGTGGTGTTTTTAGTATTCACATAGTCGTGATAATTGCGAAAGGATGCAACACCTGCATACTCTACAACTTCTCTATCACTAAATGTGCGTCCAACTTCAAGTAGCTCTCTCGGATTTTGGAGATACGACTTGCCGCCGAAACGATGCTGATAAAACTTAAACGTTTTATCATAGTAATTTTTTGGTTGAATCTTATAAGTCATAATACGAAGGATTTGTATTATATCATCAACACTTCCTTCGCTTACTCTCATTATCTTATTCCAATTAAATAGTAACATATTATAACAAATTTTTAAGATTGTGTCAAGAACTATTTTTCTCAGCACTATGGGAACTCAAAGTTCCTGGGTCAGGACGGTTACTTAATCCTTTACCTGCTTTTCTTAGTAATCTTTCATCTGCAGGATCTAAAGTAGCGTGTACTCCCGCTTGTGCCATTTTAATTAAACTACCTTGATATATGTAGCCTCCACAATGCATTAATTCTACCATAGGCAGTGCCCATATATCTATACCCAATGCTCTTACAGTTTCCGAAAACATATAATCTTCACTTAAATATCTGTTTTGGTCATTGATTATACAATCAAAATATGCCATAATCTGTTCGCCTCGTTCAAACTCTCCTTCTCTTAAATGGTCAGGAGTATATAGTCTTTCTGGATGAGCTTTATCATATTCTTCAAATACAGACCTGTGTATAAGCATAAATCCTGTTGCACCTTCTTTAATTTTTACAGGCTCATATATAGGAGCTTGCCCATTTTCATACTCGTTAGGCAAAGGATTGAATACCATATCTCCTGCAACTTTTTCTAGTCCTCTAGGGTCATCGTCGTATGCACCACTTTTTGCTGCATGTAATACTTTCTCCCAAGCTATAGTTTTCTTAGGATATAAAGCACATAGTACTTTGTACTTTTCAGGATTTTCTGAGATTAGATGCCACATATACATCAAATCCATAGCTCCCCAAGCAATATCACTATCTACAAAAAGTAAGTATTCGCACTCACTCTTTAAAAAGTTAGCCACACAATAATTTCTAGCTCTAGTAATTAAGCTTTCGTTAAACATATAGTATATTTGTAGATATAATCCATGGGATAAAGCTGTCCCTGTGGTGTCCATTAAAGACTTAGTATATAGTCCATGGCACATACCTCCGTACATAGGTGTAGCTAAAAATACTTTATTTTTTCGCATTTCCTCTATGTTTAGAGTGATTTCTCTTGATTTTTCGTTCATAATATTTTTACCTCATAATCCTGTTTTATATAGTAACCCATTCTAGCATTAGCTTGACGGGTTGCTGTTTTTCCTTTTAAATGTATATCAACCACTATGGGTTGTACTTTTCCCTTTTGTTCTCTTATAACTCTGCCTATTAACTGCGTGAGAAGAGGCTCATTGTTAACTGGCGTTCCTAATACTAAACAACTTAATTCATTTAGTGATATTCCCTCTGAAAAAATAGACTGTGTTCCAAATAAAATGTTTTTATCTTTACCTTTTATTAGTTGCATAGTATCTTCTCTTTCTTGAAAATCCATGTCCCCTGTAATTGATACCGCATTATCTCCTACTAATCTAGCGCAAGCCTTTAGGAAAAGTACTCTATCTGATACTACTAATACATTATGTCCTAAAGCTGCATACTTAGAAGCAATCATAGCTACACTATGTACATATTCTTCTTTATATGCCAAGTCATTAATTCTTTCTGCCCATGGCGTAAACGACCCATCTAAGAATCTTATATCTGATTTTACTATATGTATAGATGGAATAAGATAATTCTCTTTAGGCGGTTTAAAAACATTATTCCCAAAATAATCTCTAAAAACTACGTGCCTACCATCTTTACGCTCTAATGTTCCTGTCAGTCCTATCTTATAACGAGTAGGCATTTCGTCTACTATACGCGTAAAAGTAGGACTACTAACATGGTGCATCTCATCTAAAATCAATGTTCCAAATTCTTGTTTTATGTCGTCCATTTTTCGGTATAAACTCTGAATATTCCCGATAACTATAGGAGCGTCAATCTTGAAGTCTCCACTACCTATTCTGCCTGGTTCAATTCCAAAACATTTTCGTACTTCTTTTTCCCACTGATTTCTTAAGTTGGTAGTGTGGGTAACAACAAGTGTTTTCTGACCAAGCTTCGCTGCGATAGCTAAACCTGTAAAAGTCTTTCCCCAACTTACCCAAGCGTTAACTATAGCATTGTCATTAATCTCATCATGAACCGCTTTTTGGCTTGGTCGTAAATCAAACTTAAAATCTGCATGTTCTATGGGCGACTCATTTCTCTTATCTACTATTTCGTAATCATCTGGGATTAAATCCATTCTTCCGATAGGTATGGATATCAAACCTTCTTTTATAAATCGTATTGTTTTAAATACTAAAGGTGGGTCTGATGGTATACGAGGAGCAATAGTATAAGTAAGTTCTTTTTCTATAGAATTATGTAACTCTTTAGTTACACTCATATATATTCTGTTACTTAGAACTGCTTTCATGTATCTTATTTCTTAAATTCGTACTAGAAAAAGAGTGCTGTCTACTTGTGTAGAAAATCTCATGCAGTCCTTTGCCTGTAAAATGCCTCTCGACATAATCCTCTCCGACAAATCGAAGATGTATTTCTGTAGCCTCTAGTAAGTCTAGTAGACTTTGTTCTGTATCATATGGAATAATCTCGTCTACATACTTTACTGCTCGTAGTTGTATATATCTTTCAAATACAGATTGAACAGGTATATTCTTTTCTTGTCTATCTAGACTAGGGTCTGTCTGTAATCCTACTATTAAATAGTCACAGTTTTCTTTTGCTTCTTTGAGCATTACTATATGACCTGCGTGTAGCAAATCAAATGCTCCACAAGTAAATCCTATTGTTTTGTCCATTCTTCCCATAATTTTTTATTTTGTTTTTTCATTTCATCGGAATTATTATCCCAAGGACTAGACCACCCACATTTCTTTTTTCTTTCTCTTATGTGTTGTGGCAGATAGTCTTTCATAACTTCTCTTAGTAAGTATTTATATGTTCCTGAAGAATAGTCTTTATGTAATTTCATTTTTATCTTACCATCTTGTTGATAAATATATCTAGCAAATTCTTGAGTAAGATATACAGGCCTTGATTCCATTCCAAATAACCCACAAGTCTGGTCAGCAGCTAACACATTGTTTTCACTTGTTACCATTAAATCTATAAATAATGTAGAATTAAATCCTTCTTTATCATACTCAAATATGCCACCATCTACCCAAGTATATTTTTTAGGCCATTCTTTTTTCCAACTATCATTATAGCCTTTTGTATATCTTTTAGAATGATGTTGGTACCCACTAAAAAACTCATCTGCACTGTCTCCTGTTAAGACAACCTTACACCCATCCTCAGACGCTGCTTTGGCTAGAGCATATCTAGGGGCTCTTCTATTATTATCATTCCATATATAATTATTGCCTTCCATCCAAGCTTTTCCATAATCATCTCTTTGTTGTTTACTTAGAGTTACTACTTTGTAGGGAACTCCCCACTCTTTACAAGTTTTAATTGCTAATTTTGATTCTTGTGCAAATATTTCTTGTCTATACATATCTCCTTCTTCATCAGAATATGCACAAATATAAGCGGTTAAATCTAACCCCATATCTTTTACTATACCTAATGCGCAAGTACTGTCTAATCCACCACTTAAAAATATAGCTGTTTTTTGTTTATTTTTTGCTACTTTCCTTATCCCTTTTATTAGCTCAGTTTTAAACTGTTCTGGATTAAAAGGATTGTTTTCTATTTTGTAACCTCCCCACAAATTTAAACCTCTTTTTAATACTCCTGACATTATATTATAATGATACACTTGCCCAGGCTCTACTTTTCTAACTCCCTCAAAAGGACTATTATGTGCTATCCATATGGCATTGCCAAGAAATTTATCTGCTAAAGGGAGGGCTTTAACGTCTTTAAAACTTGTTAGACTTGTAGTTATAGTTATACCACTATTTTTTTCTCTTTTTATCCACAAAGGTTTTGCTCCAAAATGGTCTCTTACAATATCACATATTCCTGTTTTATAGTCCATATAACAAAAAGAGCCGTGCCAATTAGTAAACTCTATAAACTTAAATCCATATTTTTCATAACCATCTGCTAAGAATTTAGTGTCGTTTGATATATTGGAATCATACATTTCTCCATTGAATACCATTATATTTCCTTTACTTGTTATATAAGGTTGAACTTCTTTTTCTCCAGAAATATCTAACAGTACATGAGCCCATGTTAATGCATTAAAGTATCTAATAGTTTCTCCACGCGCATCAGGGCCTCGGAATCTTTGTGCATCTATCATGCCATCTATACTATTTCCTTCAGTGCTTACAACAAATCCACACATTAGTATTTTTTCCAACTAATAATTGTATCTTCTCTTATATCTGCCCACTTTGAAAACTCAACATCAAACATAAGAATTCTACCCCCTAGTTTATCGCCATCATTTAATGCACGAGCATCCATGCCTCTAGTATTTTCAGGTACTAAAGTCATTTCTCTTTCTTTTGTTTCGCCTGTTCTTAAGTCTTCGTACTGTACTAGTACTATTCCTTCTTCCAGTCCTTTTACCATTTTGTCTAAATCTTGCGCCATGTATCTTTTTTCCTTTCTTCAGTGAACTCCCATATAGCATAAGGTATACCCTTTTTATAAAGTATACCTGCCCATGTTTGCTCTACTCTTGGGGGTCTAGCAATGGCAAAAGGAAAAGGAATATCCTTTATCCATACTACT